TAGGGTTAGAAGGTATTTTATAAGCGCTAGCAAATTTGTAATGTTTACTTAAATGCTGGTTAGCAAACGCTTGGAACTTTTCTTCTGTGTCTGTACTTGTGTCCTGTGCGTCTATTTCGCCTAATTCAAACCATTCATTCTTATCAACCTCTGTGCTTTTTAAGTTTGATAGTATTTCTTTCCCTGCATATTCCGACAAATCCTCTTTTTTACCCTTACTTTTTTTTAGGTTTATAGATTCTGTAAGTTTTTCTACAGCACTATCACCCTCACTAAAGAATCCTTTTGCAACAGCAGGGGGTAATTGTAGGAATTGTATTAAGAATACTGTAGCCTGCTCTTTTGTTAGAATACCTTCCCCAACTTTTGCAATAATATCTATTGCACTACTAATCTGCGCACCATTGTAGGACGCCTCTTTTTCTAACGGTTCTTCTACCACTTCTTCTTCCACTTCTTCGGTAGTATCTTCAGGGGTTTCTACCACTTCAGCAGTAGGTACATTTTCTTCTACATCTATACCTTCTTTTTCTTGTTCAGATTCATCTATTTTAGACACCGCTTCTATATCAATAAAGTCCGCTGGTTTTAATGAAACGAAATACAAGTCTAAGTCTATTTCGTTTATAGAAAACAAACTTTTCATTCCCTCGAGTAAAGTGTTTTGCATTGGTCTGATTACTGAATTCATATACAAACTAAAACTGTCTTTAAGCTCGTCAGCATTATTACCGAAAGATGAATTTCCATTAACGCCAAAGAGGAGTGGGCTGGTACAACGATGTCCTGTGAGAACTTTTCTTGTAGTTTCTGTGCTTAAAAATTGGTAACTTTCGCTATTATCATTTGAAGTAATAGGTACTATCTCAGGAGCTGTATCTTTTCCATCATTGAACGTAAGTAATATGCGCCCAGCGTTCTGCGACCCCGAGAATTTTGAGTTAATTTGCCTTTCTATCCTTCTTCTTTCCTCCTGACTAGGAATTCCATTACTCATAGAAATAGCAAGGCTGGGGAACATACCCGACTTGATATTGTTGAGGTGAAATTGGGTTATCTCCATATCTAAATTTATCCACGAAGTGCTGCCCTGATAGTCTGGTAGCGAATAATAATGACTTCCAGGTGAGTAGTCTTTAATACATAGTATTTGACTAGCCTCTGTTCTGTCTCTATCACTAAACGCTTTATAAGTTCTAGGCTTGTGCTTTCTTTCGTTAGACCAATCAGCACTATAAAAGTAAGTGTCTACCATCCCGTAGCTATTGTTCTTTCCACTTCTTATGTATTGAGCTGGAACGTGATACATCTCTGCTATTTTAGTTCTAGGCTTATTCCATATTACGTTTACATAACACATTCCAAACAGCTTTAAATCAAACGCTAGGCACTTTAAAAGGTCTTTCTGTGAGTGTCTTAATAATGACTTTAAACGTAACCACTGTTCTTTATGTTCGTTGCTGGTTTCTCTATCTGTAGCTTCTAAACCTTCACCGTAAATCATCGCTGAAGCACCTTTTATAATAGCGCTATTAATACTACTACCATTATATAGTTCTAGTAAGTATTGAGGGTATAAGTTATCTTCACCGAAAGATATGTAATTCTTATTTGAAAACTCACCAATAGACGGTAGGTTATATTCCGATAAATGTAGTACCGATATTTCAGATTTATTTTTATGCTGTTTGCGTTCCATATTCTACATTAGTATTATTAGTTGACGGGCTTACGTCATTAGTCGCATATTCACTATAAGTGATTACAGGTGCTGAGACATAAGGGTCGTCTATTGTTCTTTCTAAATTTAAAACTGTTGTTAAACCTATTGACGTGCAATTAGCTACGTCAAGATTCGTAAAGGTAGGATTTACATACCAGTTCATCGTATAAATCTCAGGAGATTTTAAAAACACTTTTCCTGACCTCCTCCAGGCGTTTGTGTCTACAACTGTACTACCGTTATCTCCTGTTGAAAATATATCAAAATCTAAAGCCCAGTATCTACTATTAGCGTCATAAGGATATGTGTTACTAATAAAATTAGCTGTTCTATAAAAATTTGTATTTCTGCCTATAAACTCAACTAATATATATTCAGTATTTCCGTGAATAGTATTTACATTAAGACCATAAGAATTTAAGTTCTCAAAAGTATTAACTCTTTGATAGTGAATATCACTCTCCTTTGGTTCTCCCGTAAACGTTGTTATAGTAGCTTGATACATATTAATTTATTCCGTATTGCATATTTTCATTATTACCTGGTGTTAAATCATTGTCTGTATATTCAACAAATTTACTAACTGGAGCTTGATTCCAAGCGTCATCCACAACCCTCTCCGTGTTCAGTCTTGATGTTAAATCAATCTTTGTCGCATTACTAGTGTCTAGGTTTGTAGTGCTTGTTTGATAATAGAAGTTAATAGTATACATCTCAGGTTGAGGTAAAAACACCGACCCTATTATCCTTTGAGCCTCGCTGTCTACTGTGTTTAAAAAATTAGTTTCCCAAATTGCAAACGATATATTCCAATATCTATCAGTTCTTGGGTAAGCTACTCCAGCATAAGATATGACTGTTCTCTTCCAGTTAGTTGTTTCACCTACAAACTCAAGTAATATCCTGTTCGTAACTCCAAGCGAGTTTTTATCAGTAATCCCTAAAGAAGATAGATTTTCGTATAAATCAAAACCTACTTTACCTGGCGTTCCACTTACCTCTAGTTGATACATATTTAGTCTGTATATTCGTTATATGATTCTGTCTCTACTTTAATCTCTTCTATTTTAACTTCCTTTTTTTTCTTTTTTGGTTTAGGTGTATCATTTGTGAAATACTTCTTTTTAGCTTCATCGCCTAGTTTTTCTATTTGGTGAGGTTGTAATTCGCCATAAGCCAGATTCATTGTACCAGGTTTAAAGTCTCTGTATTTTTCTTTTACTTTCCAAGCCATAATTATAAGTGTTTATAGTATATATAGAAATTGTAAAATCGTTTTTAATTGTGTTAATTATAAAAAAAACTTTATAAAATATAGTAGAATATAAAATATTTTTTATATATTTGATTATTATTAACTAATACTAAAAGAGCAAATGAAAACAATAGAACAAGAATCAGCAATTATTTTAATCAAAAGTATAAGAAAGGAATTGCATGAACTTACGAGAAGTTACAGTAATCCTGTAAGAATTAAATATTTATCAACATTAGTAAGAGATTTAGAAGAAGAATTTAAAGTACACTCAACACAATAAAAAAAGGGAGCAAATAGCTCCCTTTCTTTTTGAGTAACGATTATTAATTATGTTCCTACAGTGATGATTAAATTCGCTTCATCAGACAGTCCATCAAATGGATATTTAGCAGTCGCAGTACCAGCATTATCACCTGGTCCAGCTGTTGCAGGTAGCCATATTAAAGGTTCTTTTTCTTCTGCTCTTAGTTCTATAGTGAAACCAGTCATATCGCCTTTAGCAGCACCAGTTACAATAGTACCACCAGAAACATCTACACCATTATTCATTCCTAATAAGAATACGTTATCGTTCATATCTTGAACAAATACTTGACTCCTGTTGTAGCACATCAATTTAATTTCGTTTGATTGTGCAGCAGTTAGTTTTTGTAATGTTACTGACAAAGTTTGCTCAAAGAATGTAGTACCTGAAGCAGGGTCAGTAGTTGCGTTTACAGTCATTGATGATAAGTTAGGTCTTAAATCATACTGAAATACAGTAGTTTTATCAGTACCCCCATCATCAGCTGCTATATCCCAAAGCGTAAAACCAGCAGCAGACATAACATCAGCTGTTGCGCCACTTCCTAAAGTACAAACACTACGAATATTAGAGCAGTAGCTACTAGTAAAGAAGATTTTTTTCAAGCCTCCCACGCTCGATTTACAATCGACAAGGACGCCACGAGTTAAGTTACAAGCCATTTCTAAAATTTTTTATTTTGTTTATAAAAAGGGGAGTATATTCCAACTCCCCGTTAATTATCCTATCCAGCATATAATACCATGTCACTACCGAAAGCGTAATTAACGCCAGCAGTAAATCGCATTATAACTCTAATATTATCTGAGCCATCCAGATTAGTCATATCTAAAAGTTTCACTTCTGAGTTAGAACCGTCAGAACCAAAAAACATATTAGAAGTTCTACCTGCTACCATAGTATCATCAGCTAAGCCAGGAGCGTGTGCTAAAGTTATACCATTAAAAGACATTGGAAATTCGCCACCCATATTATATAAGTTAGCGTAACCTAAAGTAGCCTGAGATTGAATAAAGAATCTCCAAGCTGATGTAGGTAAAAAGATTCTTAAATCTTCTTTTCCAAATACCGCAGTAGGTATAGAACTCATTACATCATTTAACTTAGATACAATATTAGCAGCTGTTAGAGCAGCTGCTCCAGCAACGTCTACTACATCACCATCAGCAAGTAATAATTTTCTAAATCCATCAAACTGACCGTTCTCGTCAGTAGTTCCATTCCAAATAGATTGTTCTATTTCTTGTGAAACTCTTGCAGCTGTTTGACCTATAATGTAATCTCCGAAAGCTGTAGGTAAAGTTCCATTTAATCCTGCTGTCATATTTGCACCCTCCCAAGAAGCTAAATAATCTTCTTTACAAAGTTGCAAATTAACGTCAAAATCAACTGGCTCTAATACTCTTTCTGCGTAAGTAAGTGTGCCAGAATCAGTAAAATCACAAGTAGCGTCAGCCATCAAATTACCAGCAGTTCCAGCAATAGTAATCTTTCTTAGGTTCGCTTTATATTTTACATTATTTAAGAATGTAATGTTATTTTCAGCTAAAGTAGTTCCTGAAAGTAACGCAGCTGATATATACCCTGCTGCTGCTTCACCAGCATAATTAGAAGTTACAGTATCAGCAAAATTATATTTTTTATTCGCCATTTTATTTAAATTTAATTATTATTATTTCTATTTATAAAGTACGCAACTCTTTCTTGTGTAGAAAGCTTTGACATATTAACAGTATCTTTCTTAGAATTAGATTCAGGATTATGTTTAAATCCATTAGCACCTGGTTCTTTTTCTAGTTCTACTATTTTAGATTTTAAGTGTTCCACTTCTTCTACTAAGCTAGTTACCATATCTTTAGACATCTCGATTTTTTCATCTTCTGAGTCCTCTTTAGTTTCTTCAGTCATCTCTACTTCCACATCTTTATCTTCTCCAAAAACTCTTTTTTCAAGTTCTTCTACTCTGTCTTTAAGTTCTTCGTAAGATTTTGCCCAGTCTGCTTTTTCAGCTGGTGACTCATCTTCTTCAGCCATCTCTTCTTTGTATTTTTCCTTTTCTTCAGCTTGTTCTTCATCAGCACCGAAGTCGACTATCTTACTGTCTTTATCTACGTTTATTTTACTACCATCTTGAAGCGTGTACGTTCCCTCTCCTAACGGAGACGCTTCTCCGTTATCAGAAATAACAAATACTTCAGACCCTATATCTAATTTTTCATCTTCCGTTGCAACTACCCTACCATCTTCTAGTATAGTTTCTGCATACATTTTAATTTCTTTTGATTCTTTATTATCTACTGACAATAAAGTCTTTATTTTTTCCAGAGTTTTATTCATCTTAGTAATGATTTTTATAGTTATATATAATTAATTTAATATTGTTTTTCAGCCTATCTTTTTATCGTACCGCTTTTTATAGCAGAACAGATTTTAGGTGCTGATTTTTTACCGTACTTTTTTTCCATATCGGCTATACACTGATTCCAAGAATACTTTAATAAAGCCTTTTTGGTTACGTACTCTTTCATAATTGACAGTTCTTCTTGCTCGTCTTTATCTATAATCATTCTAATACGGTCTAGTAAATCTTCGTCTGTCATTTTATCCATTTTAGTTTCTTCATGTTTTTCACAAGCCATATATCTTACAACCCCCTCTTCATTATGCTCATGATAACCCGTGCAGTTTTTAAATAATCTAGCGTATGTTTCGGCTTCTTCTTTTGTGGCAAATAAAGGTTCTCCATCTAAAGCTCCTACTACAGCTAT